AAAAGGTGATGGAAGTAGTGCTGATGGAACATTACAGCTTAACTGTTCACAGAATAGTCATGGTATAAAGCTAAAATCACCACCACATTCTGCTGGTGCTAGTTATACTCTTACATTTCCTAATACTGATGGATCTTCAAATCAGGTATTAAAAACTGATGGTTCGGGTGGATTAGATTGGGTAGATCAATCAAGTGGAGGACTAAGCTCAGACGCACAAGAAAATACAGTAGGTGGTACTAACGCTGGTGATAGTTTCACTGGAACGGATGCTGCTGGAGATACTTTAATTGGATATAACGCTGGAACTGCTATTACATCAGGAGATCATAATACAGCTTTAGGTGCTCAAGCACTTGAAAGTTTAACTACTGGCTATGAACACGTTGCTATAGGTTATCAAGCAAGTAAAAGTGTTGTTACTGGCAACATATCAGTGGCTATTGGTAATGAAGCTTTAAAAAATGCGACTGCTGGTTTTAATGAGGCTATTGGAAATAGTGCTTTATTATCTTGTACTTCGGGTGAAATTAATTGTGTTGTTGGAAGTAATGGTCTTGGCAGTTTAACAACTGGAAGTAGAAACGTATCATTTGGTCGAAATTCTGGAAATGCTTTGACCACTGGTCAGAGAAATACTTTTATTGGGGAAAATGCTGGTGATACCGCTACAACAGGAAGTAGAAATATATGTTTAGGAAATAGTGCAACACCTAGTTCAGCCACAGTAAGCAATGAAGTTACTATAGGTGATACTAACATTACCAAGCTTAGAGTTCCTGGAATTAACTTTACAGTTAAAGATTCTACAGCCACAGAAGATTATGTTTTAACAGTAGATGCTAATGGGGAGTGTGGATGGGAAGCGGCTGCTGGAGGACTATCTTCTGATTCACAACAAAACACAGTAGGAGGCACAAATGCTGGCGATAGCTTCACTGGTACAGATGCAGTAGATAATACGCTTATTGGGTATAATGCTGGAACGGCAATTACAACAGGTGATGGTAATGTTTGTTTAGGTATTGACACTGGACAAGCAATCACAACAGGAAGTTTTAACACTGTTGTTGGTAAAAAAGCTGGATATTCTAGGACTACAGTAAACAACGCAAATGCTTTTGGACATCAAGCTTTATATAGCTTAACTACTGGTCAGGAAAACGCAGCTTTTGGTACTTATGCCTTACATCAATTGACTACTTTTGGTAGTAACACTGCTGTGGGTAACTTTGCTTTGAGATATGCCACTAGATCTGCTAACACTGGTGTAGGTGCTAATGCATTACCAGCACTTACTACAGGAGAAACTAACTCAGGAGTTGGAGTTTATTCTTTGCAAAGTCTTACAACTGGAAGTAGAAATGTTGGAATAGGAAATTATGCCGGAGATAATCTTACAACAGGCAATAGGAATACTTTTATAGGAGCATATGCTGGTGATACAGCAACAACAGGTGACAGAAATATTTGCATAGGTGATGCTGCGGTTCCTAGTGCAGTAGATGTTTCTAATGAAGTAACCATAGGTGACACTAATATAACCAAATTCAGAGTACCTGGTCTTAATTTTATTATAAAGGACTCTACTGCAACTGATAATTATGTATTAACAGTTGATTCAAATGGAGAGGCTGGGTGGGAAGCGGCTGCTGGTGGAGGAGTAAGTTCAGACGCACAACAAAATACATTAGGAGGTTCTAGTGCAGGTATAAATTTAAACGGCACTGCAAATCAGAATACATTTTTTGGTGAAAGTAGTGGTAAAAATACAACTTCGGGAGGGAGAAATTCAGCCTTTGGTGCGTATTCTTTATATACAAACACTTCAGGACAAAGAAATGTTGTTTTTGGTAATAATGCTGGATATAGTCTTACTACAGCAAGTTACAATACCTATTTGGGAACAATGTCTGGTCAGTTGGGAACAACTGGAGCAAATAATACAGGTGTAGGATATTTAGCGATGTCTGCTGGAACTACAGCAGCAAATGGAGTAGCAGTAGGATATGAAGCTCTTACTTCATGTACAACTGGAGGTTTAAACACAGTAGTAGGGTATCAAGCTGGAAAATCAATTACAACAGCAAGTCAATCCACGTGTGTAGGTGCTTACGCTGGTGATGCAATTACAACGGGTAATTTTAATCAATTATTTGGAAACTATGCTGGATCAGGATTGACTACTGGTCAAAGAAATACATTTTTAGGATATTACGTTGGTGCTGCTGCAACTACGGCTGGATATAACGTAGGTATTGGTAGTAATGCTTTTGAATCACTTACATCTGGTGAGTTTAATATTGGAATAGGTTATCAGGCAGCAGATAATATCACTTCTGGCGGTTCAAATACCTGTGTAGGACAGTATGCTGGTGATACATTAACTACTGGATCGAATAACTCTTGCTTTGGAAATAACGCTGCACCTAGTGCAGTAGATGTATCCAATGAGATCACATTAGGAAATAGCTCTGTTACTAAGTTCAGAATCCCTGGTCTTAACTTTGTAGTAAAAGATTCTACAGCTACTAATGGACACGTTTTAACAGTTGACGCTAATGGTGAAGCAGGGTTCGCTGCTGCTGGAGGCGGTGGTGGATTTGAGTTCGTTTCAAAAAGTGAGATAACATCTGGAAATACAGCAGCTTACATAGATTTTACAAGTTTAGCAAACGATACAATGTATCGTTTAGTTGCTAAACAAGTAGTTATTACTGCAAATACTGGTTATCTAGAATTTCAGTTTAAAGATACTAGCGGTAACTTAATTAATAGTAAACTTAATTATTCAAGACACTATGGAGCTACATCATCAAATACTCAAGGTTTTACTTCTCAAAACAAATTTTATGGGGCTGGAATTTCAGATACAAGTAAAACATCAGCTTTTATATTAGAGTTCTTTACAAAACCAGGTAATGTTTGGTTTTATTTAAATGCTCAAACTACTACAGGAACTAGAGCATTTATTCAAACGTGGGGTAGCTTTGTTTCTGATGATACTACTACACAAGTTGGCGGTATTAGAATAAGTGATGCAAATGGTTCAGGTTATACCCTTGATCCTGGAACACAAATTTTACTTTACAAATATAAGGAGAGTTAAATGAATAAGATTGTTGATGGTGTATTAATTGCAATGACTGATGCAGAAATTGCAGAACTAAAAGCAAGCGATCCAAGTGAATCAGAAAAAACTGCACAAAAATGGGCATTGGTACGAGCAAAAAGAAATATTAAATTACAAGAAACAGATTGGGTCGTTTCAAAAGCATCTGAAACAGGAGTTGCGGTGAGTGATGATTGGAAAACTTATCGTCAGGCACTTAGGGATGTACCAACACAATCCGATCCAGATAATATTGCTTGGCCGACAGAACCAAGTTAAAATATAAATAAAAAAATTATCATGGCTGAACGTACCACAGATGAAATCGCTACAATCTTCACAAATGCTGGAGATAGCGTAACTCTCATTAATACTCTTGCTGCTTTATCATCTCTAACAGATGAAGATAAAGATACTATCAAAAGAAACGTAGAGCATTTAGAAATTATCAAAGCCTACAAGAAGGAGGATAATACTACTTCTATCTGGACATCAGAAGACTTTACGGCTCAAGATGCTGCTGTTACACTAGGTAAAACAAAGTATTAATTTATGGCTCGTCAAACAACAGAAGAACTTCAAGAAGAACTTAAAACTTTACAGGCAAATTTTGAAGAAGCTGTAAAAGTTCAAAAGAATATACAGGACAGAGCTATTGCTATCAATGCAATTTTAGCTGATAGAGCAGAGGAAGAAGAAGCAAAAAAGCAAGAGGGAGTTGTGACGATAAAGGCATAAAAAAGTACTGCCCTTGTTGTGGCAAAAAGTTTTTTACTAAAGAACAAAGAAGAAAATATTGTTCTAATGCCTGTAAAACTAGATATTATCGTAGGAAAAAAGCTACTTTGTAACTGTCATTTGCCTTGTTAAAAAGCCTAATGTGACGTATGGAGGAGTGACTACTATAATGAAAAGTAACACTAGAATTTTTAAATAAATGCTAAACCGCATCTGTCAAGTTTTGAGTATTCTTTCATTCCTTATGGTAACTTCTGTTATTGGTGGAGGGTACTTTGGTTATAAGTATGTAACTTCAGAACAGTTTAAATCCAAACTGATGAAAGAGGTTATGGGTAATGTTTCTGGACTTATGCCTAAAGTATTAGATCAAGGTCTACCCGATATGACAGGACCATCTGTAGGTGTACCAAAAGGAAAAGATTGGACTTCAATGCCTAAGTTCTAATGAATTGTTATTGGTGCGGTACAGAATTAATAATAGGTGGTGACATTGATATTGAAGATGGGATGAATGGTTATCCTGAGTTTTCGGTGATGACTAACTTATCCTGTCCTAGATGTTCTTCGGAGGTAGAGGTATTAAAGAAAAGAGATGCCTACGATTAAAGTTCCTGAGATAAAGATACCAACTGTAGATATTCCTTCTGTACCTTTTGTTAGTGATAATGTTCTTACAGGTTTACAACCTGCCTGTGATCTTGTTAATAGAGATTTAAAGATAACTCAAAATCCAACTATTGTATTTTATAACCGTAAGCAATATGCAACCTGTCCACAGGGGCCAATAACAACTACAACTCCAGTAGAAGAAGATAAAACAAACGCACCAAAAGCAGAAAAGCAAAAGTTTAGATCTATTGCCTATGATCCAAATGACACTATAGAAACTGAAGGTTCTTCTAAATATACAGAAGGAATCCCACTAAAAGGTGTGTTTATGTCACAGGGAGAAGAAAAGAAAGAAGAACAAGAATTGTCACCATGCCCACCAAAAAGTCCTCCATACAGACCTGGAGATTGGAGAAATGAGCTTCGCATTGAGCGTTTGGTAAAATATGAACGTGGGTTATTGGAGGGTTCTTGTGACGCAATCTGGGAAGAAGTACCGTTTGTGGACCAATACATCCCAACGGCTAGCGTGGTTGTCTCTACTGCTGTTATCGCTAGTGTGGCTGCGACTACACCTGTTATTCTCCAGCTTGTAAAACCTCTAGTAAAAAATGTGATTAAAAAGCTGACAAAGAAGAAAAAAGATGTAGAATAATAGATAGGCAAAGGAGAGTACGGTACACCGCTATGCCCTGGGGTAAGTTAGGTCAATGTCTTTCTATTATACCTTTTGCTTTTAAAATAAGTAGGTAAGTTTTCGTTGGAAGGGGCTTATCTACTTTTTTATTGTGTATAATTAAAAAACCCTGTTTATTTTGGCGACGGATAGGGTGTCTAGGTAGGCAAGCTCACCCGCACTTGTCTACCGCTTTAATTTATGAGCATGAGGTAATATTTGATCTGGAATCGTGGTTAATACAACATTACGGCAAGAGATAGCATCATCTCCAACAAACTTAATACCCTCGCGCAACATAGCCCCACAAACCTTGGCACGATTGAGATTTACCTCTAAACGTTTAGCCTCCAACATAAACTCCTGTGTCTTTCTATGAGCTTGTGCAGCCTTCAAACATTCTTGATTAAAACTTTTACCTAAAGGAATTTGAAAACTTAAAGTCGCTCCATAAGATAAGTTATGGTTCGTCTGATCTATTCTTTCCTGTTCTGCGACATATAAAATACTGCCAGGATTAAGCAACTGACCTGTATCACTATCCGTTGTAGTGTCATATATATTGGTTCGTGATTTATTAATTCTGGGAGTATCAAACCCTTCTCCTTTAGTAATAAAAGGAGTGAAAGCCAATGTTGGTAACTGACATTGTATTCCATTTGAAAATCTATGAGTTGGGAAGTTTCCTTGAATCGTTTGAAATCCTTGGTTGACCACTGTTCCCTGACTTGAACTGCTTGGCGAACTTATTGTGGTGTTTGCATATGTAGGACTTGAAAATAATAAAGCTACTGAAATAGCGTGACAGAATCTTGCACAGTTTCTATTGTTTGATTTCTGGTTATTATTGACACTGCGTCTAAACCTGGTGCTAAAAAGTTTTCCATTATTGAGAAGTCTGAAGAATTTGGAACCATTTCCCATTGAGGTTTGGTTGGTAGATCTGGTGTTACCCATTGAAAACTAACTTTACCTGTACTTTGACTTGTTGTATATGTTGCATCAGGTGATATGACAGAACCATCTTTAACTTGGATATTTGTACCAGAAACACTGTAGCTATAGCCTGTCCTATAGTTTTCAGTGACGATAGTTTCGTTAATTGTACTGATACTTTTACTTGTTGATTGCATTTGGTTGGCAGCAAACCTAGGAGTTGTAGCTTTTGCATCTGAACTATAAAAAGCGATGAACAAAAGCAATAACCATCTCATTAATCCAAGCCAAGAGTAATACTGGTTTGTAGCGTAGCTGTTGTACCAGCACCCATATCAGCCAAGTTAACAGTGAACGCACCACCGCTATCCATTGTGATTGCTACAGAACCAGGGTCACCTCCAGATACCACCGTATATGATCCTAAAAGAGGCAAGGCCGCAATACCATTTGCAACTGTCGATGCTGTAGTACTTGTACTGTCTCCTTGTAAAAATGTCTCGCTCGC